GATAGTGTAAAAGCCAATCGTTGCGGTAACTGTGCAGCATTTGATATCACAGAAGACATGTTGGATTGTATTGCCCGGGGCATTGGTAGCGAACCTGGATCAGATCCGCATGACACAATTGATGCTGGTCAACTGGGCTATTGCAAATTCTTAAAATTCAAATGTGCTGCCAAACGCACATGTGATGCATGGGTCGAAGGGGGACCTGTAGATGACTGATCAACAACGTCAACAAGTTGTAAACAATCGCAATGTCTGGAATCTTCCAGAATTGGCCAATCAAGATCGTTATCCAGTGTTGCCAGAATCCGACGGCACTGACCGACCTGTAAATCCATATAGTGAAGTTTAATCTAGTAAAAGAATTTGATTTTCAACAATCAATTAAGATTGTTGACAGCCGAGAGTCTCGATTATGGACGCTCGGCGATCATCTAACTAATATTGCCAATAAAAAATGTTTAACTCTTGATTTTTGCAAAGCGTATTGCTCACAAAACATCTATCCTTACAAAGATTTTGAATTTCTAAATTTTTTCCAACAAGAAATTGAAAACTCAACATTGTTAGTTGATTTTACATTTGCACCATACATTGAGTATAATGACTTTATCTCATATCGAAACTTATTAAGAACTCAGTGTCCCTCGGCTGTTTTTGTCACAGCAGATTTTAAATATCTCAACGATCCTGGGCATGTGTTTTACTCTGGTATTTTTTATTGTCAATATAAAAAATGGACAGAATTTTATCCAACTGCACTAGATATGTCTATGGTGTCCCAAAGAGACTATTATGTTAGTTGTTTAAATCGCCGGCCACTCAATCACCGTGCTTATCTAATTGCAAAATTGTATAATCAAGGATTTGTTAACAATAAAAATTATATTACTTTTTATAATCGTAATCCTTATACCAATGATTTGATTACAGAACATGATTATTATATTCAACAACTTCCAGAATTAACAAAGAAAGAATTTATTGATCTAATACCGTTACTACCGTTCAATCACGACTTAAATTATTCTGGCCAAAACGATGTATCTTTTAATCATGATGCGTACAGCAATAGTTATCTTAACATTGTAACCGAAAGTGAAGTTGAATGCCGTTGGTTTAGTGAAAAAGTAATGAAGCCGCTGGCCACTGGGCAATTATTTTTATTAGCTGCCGGTCAGCAAGCAGTCAACGATCTAAGAGAACTAGGATTTGATGTATTTGATGATATCATTGACCACTCTCGTTATGATTCGTTGGCCAATTGGACCGATCGGTTAGATACAATTATAAGCATGTTGCACGAATATCAAAATCTAAATTGGAAAGAAATTTACAAAGAAACTTTGATACGACGTCAAAAAAATATTCATTATTTTTTCTCAGAGTCATTTCAAAATAAAATTCGTCAAAATATTAAATCTGTTGTGACATAATTAGTCAACATGTATTTGTTCTGATACTTCAAGTACATTCCTAAACTTTTAGATAATAAATACTCTATGCACATTAACGAAATAGAGCGTTTAGGGCGTAGTGTACGCTATCCATTTTATTTAATATTTAAAGCAGTACAGGCACGTCCGAGCGGAGGACTAAGCATACAACTACGCAAAGATCGACCTGCAGAAACAAAACAAAGTGGTATCTATGTTTGGCATCATCCAGACTGGGGTTACTTCTATGTGGGCATTGCTGCTGCTGACAACTTTACAGAACGCTGGAACAAGCATATTCAAAAATTACTAGATCAATGTACCAGTGCCAAACAGATGGCAAACTGGCAAACATTTGCACAAAAGTTTGCTGCCGCTGGATATGGCATCAATGATCTCAAGGACATTACACTGAGATTCTATCCTAGACCCAACACAGGATCGCCCACATTCAAGAAAGAATTGGCAGATCTAGAAACACGCATTGTGGCCGCAATCAATCCTGCCTGCAATAGAGAATATAATCCTGATAAACCCAGTGCCACACGTTTCCCTACACAACGTCCTTTAAAGGAAAGCAGTGGATATAGTTTGGCAGGTAGTTTTACTTCTGACTTAACTGCCAGCAAGGTGTGGTTGTTGACTGAGTTGGCCCAAATTGCTCCTCAATTGTCTACCATGTATGTGCTGGGTTCTTGGTAAGGTAACTTGGCATTGTACAATACTTTACAACCCATGATTGGTGTGGATCGAATTATCAATGTGGAAACTGATTCTGAGATGTTGGCACAAAGTCAACGCATGTTGGACAGAGTTGGTGCTGACAATGTTGAATATATGAACAAGGATGCCAATGAGTTGGACTATAGACAAGTGGGTCGCGGGGGTGTAGTAGTCAATACCAGTTTAACCGATATGCCAGGCACTGATTGGTTTAAAAATATACCTCCAGGAACCATGGTTGTAATGCAGGCCAGAGATCAGGATCCTGGAGAACAGTATCACAGTGTTCAAGATATCACAGATCGATTTCCGTTGAGTGAAGTATTGTATCAAGGCACCAAGCAATTAGAAGATCCCGAAACACCATATCATCGATATATGGTAATTGGCATCAAGTAAAGAATCACCTTAGGACCGCACTTAGTTGCGAGGTGGCCCGGCTGCTGGGCGTAGAAAGCGATTCGCTACCGTGGACTACAAAGTGAGCATATATAATTCATATGAAAAGAATTAATTATTTCGATGAAGACTTATATGGCACATGGCAGAACATACATGATACCAAAGCAATTACCAATGTTTATCGTGGATTTGACCAACTTGACTGGACAGACTGCTTTTTTGCCATTAACTTTGTAAACAATGTCAAGCAAATTGAAACAATAAGAAAATTTAAAAAGGTTATTTTATCTTGTCACTTTCAAACTTTTGAAGTAGATCCACTTTTTCATTTGTTGGATCAACATCAAGATCAGGAATTTTTGTTTTTGATTGACCAAAATATCAACATTCAAAATTACAAAAATTTAAACGAAGTATTTCCAAATGTCACATTATTGCCATGGATTACCTGGCATCATCAACTGCAATCTGCAATTGAATGGCATGGCATCGCTAACGATATCAAACCCAGTGCAAAAAAAATATCCTGTGTGTCAGGCAGACACGACATTCACAAGTCGATAATAATAGCATATCTATTGAAAGAGTTTGATAAAAATGACTATGTATGCAGTTCCGGACGAAATATCATGGGCAACGCATATTGGCTAACTGATGATTTTTATCTTCCTGATCGTCTTAGATCACTGCTCCAAGACTACTATCATCTTGACATAACGCCCTCACTTGATAACATAGTAAAATTTCAAGATCAACCAATACTCACTGTGACCAACTGGAATTATCCAACTTTCACTGAATCTTGCATAAATTTGCCATTGGAAAGTCAATTCAACGATGTAACATTATATCAAGGTCAACAGGTTAGAATTCCGGGACCAATGTTTACAGAAAAAACTTGGAAACCTTTGTTGGCAGGACAAAGTTTTTTGCCAGTGGGTCAGTTCCATTCCTGTCAGAGTTTACAGAAATATGGTATAAATTTTGATTTTGGAGTGGATTTAGAATTTGACAAAGCAGTTAACGAATTTACAAGACTTGAAAAACTATTGAGCTCGCTTGATCAAATAAAAAAAATGAGCCTCGAGGAGTTAAGGCATAAATCAATGATCAACGCAAAAAATAATTTACAAACAATCAAATCTGGAACTTTTTTTAACCTTTGCGAACAACACAATCAACAAATATTACCACTAATCGGGAAATGGATTAATCAATGAAATATTCAGTCTATCAACACTGGGACACATTAAAAACTTGCATAGTAGGTCGTGCTTATCCTCCAGAATTTTACCATTGGGTTAAAAATTCAAAAACTCGACAACATTTTGAAAAAATGGCCGAAGAGACTGAGGAAGATTATCAAAAACTTATCAACTTGCTGAGCACACGATTCGGAGTAGAGATATTTCGTCCTGAATTTCCAACAGATTTTTCGGAACTATACATCGACGGAAAATGGGTTCAACCGCCAACTGCTCCTAGAGATTATTTCTTAATGATACAAGACAAGTTTTGGATTCCAGAAATACCAAATGCCAGTCATGCCTGGAGTGTGTTTTATCGACAAAACAAGCAACAGTGGTGGCCAGACTATGTGCGTCCATCAGACTTTTATGATGCATGGCCTGAGTACGCTGACGAAATAAAACATAAGTTTAACAATTTTATAGCGGTTGATCAGAAGCATTTAAACGCCAAACTTAAATTTTACGATCACATTGTTGATCACCTAAAACAACAAAACAATGAAATAGTCTATACTGATTTGGATTTTGTGAATGGTTGTTTTGTAAGTAGATTGGGTCAAGATCTTTATTTTGCCACGCAAACATACTACGATAACAAACAGGATATTCTACAAAAAGTCAATCAGTTGTTTCCGACCACTCGAAATCATGTGGTCAATGCCGGCGGGCACGGCGATGCTGTTTATTGTCCAGTGACACCTGGATTGATTATTAGTCTCAATGATATTCCAACTTATGCTGACACCTTTCCTGATTGGGAAGTTGTTTACTTGCCTCCTAGCAACTATGCTCATATGCGAGAATTTGAGTTTTCAATGAAACGCAACAAAGGTCGTTGGTTTATGCCTGGATTTGAGCAAGACAGCAATCTTCAAGACATGGTGGATCATTATTTTGACGAATGGGTTGGCCAAGTAAGTGAGACAGTGTTCGATGTCAATATTCTTATTGTGGATCCAAAAAACATAGTGGTCAGTGTGCATAATGACAAAGTTGAACAAGCCTGTGCCAAACACGGAATTGAAGTTCATGTGGTACCTTTTAGGCACAAGTATTTTTGGGATTGCGGTATACATTGTGTTACCAATGATTTAAATCGATCTGGGATCTGCCAGAATTTTTTCCCAAATCGATGATCAACACAAGCATGAACATTGTTTGCCGAAAGTAATTACTTTTGTTTGACTTTTATCTTTTTAGTATGTATAATTAATATATTACTAACAGGAGAACTCAATGTCAAATCGCGTATTCACAGCAGAACAAACAGCCAAACTAACACAAATCATCAATGAAGGCAGTCAGGTCATGCACGAGATCGAAACGCTCACAGGCGGACTGAATGACACTATCAAAGCTGTGGCAGAAGAAATGGAAATCAAACCTGGTATTCTTAAAAAAGCAGTCAAGCTCGCACACAAAGCTGGATTTGGTCAAGAGCAGTCAGACTATGAATTGTTAGAGCAAATCTTGACCATGACTGGCAAAACACTATAATTACTGTTATCGTCAACAGCGAGTCGCTCACGTTACGAGCATGAATCAAGGCCTACCAGCCACAATTGGAGATAAATGAGTTATATTGATGCACTATTTGATCGTGAACACGATCGCATACATGTAGTTGAGCGCAAGGATGGTCGCCGAGAGTATCGCGAATATCCAGCCAACTACATTTTCTATTATGATGACCCAAGAGGCAAGTTCCAATCAATCTATGGAACGCCCGTAAGTCGTTTCTCAACACGCAACAACAAAGAGTTCCGCAAGGAAATGCGTATTCAATCCGGCAAGCAGTTGTATGAGTCGGATATCAATCCCATATTCCGTTGTCTAGAAGAAAACTACAAAGGCCAAGACGGCCCCAAACTGCACACAGCATTTTTTGACATTGAGGTCGACTTTGATCCCGAACGTGGATTTAGTCGACCTGAAGATCCGTTCAATCCAATTACTGCTATCTCAGTTTATTTAGGTTGGCTGGAACAAATGGTAACATTGGTTATTCCACCCAAACACATGAGTCAGGCCACTGCTGAAGAAATCTGCAGTCAATTTGAAAACTGTATGTTGTTCAACAACGAAGCAGACATGCTCAATGTGTTTTTGGACTTGATCGAAGATGCTGATGCATTGTCGGGCTGGAACAGTGAGGGCTTTGATATACCTTACACTATCAATCGTATCACTAGAGTACTCAGCAAAGATGACACACGTAGAATGTGCCTTTGGAATCAATATCCCAAACAACGCATGTTTGAACGCTTTGGTGCAGAACAACAAACATATGACTTGATTGGTCGTGTGCATATGGACTATATGCAACTGTACCGTAAGTACACATACGAGGAACGTCACAGTTATAGTTTGGATGCCATTGGCGAATACGAGCTGGATGAACGCAAAACCGCATTTGAAGGCACATTGGATCAGCTGTACAATCAAAACTTCAAAACGTTTATTGAATACAACAGACAAGACACCATGTTGTTGGCCAAGCTGGATGCCAAACTTAAATTTTTAGATTTGGCCAATACACTGGCACATGAAAACACAGTGTTGCTCCAAACCACAATGGGAGCGGTGGCAGTAACAGAGCAGGCTATTATTAACGAAGCCCACGAACGTGGAATGGTTGTACCTAATCGCAGAGAAAGACTCACAGATGAAGATACACAAGCCGCAGGTGCCTATGTTGCTTACCCCAAAAAAGGCATTCACGAATACATTGGATCAATCGACATCAACTCGCTATATCCGTCAGCGATCCGTGCTCTTAACATGGGGCCAGAAACAATCATTGGTCAACTCCGACCCACAATGACTGAACGCTACATCTCCGACAAGATGCGTGGAGGTGCCAGCTTTGCAGCTGCCTGGGAAGGCCTGTTTGCCACATTAGAATATACTGCTGTGATGGAACAGCAACGTGGCACAGAGATTACAATTGATTGGCAGGATGGCGACACTACAGTTCACAGTGCCGCTGAAGTTTGGAAGATTGTGTTTGATTCAAATCAACCATGGATTATTTCAGCCAACGGCACTATCTTTACATTTGAACGTGAAGGTATTATTCCTGGATTGCTAAAGCGTTGGTATGCTGAACGTAAAGAAATGCAGGCCAAACTAAAACAATGCGAGACTAAAGAAGATGAAGAATATTGGGACAAGCGTCAGCTGGTTAAAAAGATTAATCTTAACAGTTTGTATGGTGCTATTCTTAATCCTGGCTGTAGGTTTTTTGATAAACGTATCGGTCAG